GTAATAAATAATCTACCAGCATTTTCTCCTCCAACAAAAGAGTTTTTAATATCTTTTTCAAAATCTTTTTGTTTTTCCTCGTCAAAATATGCTGGAACATTTATTAATGTATTTGCCACAAAATTGTTTTGAACTAAATTGGCATAATAGTTTTGAAGTTCTACCTCTGTTGTAATCCATTTTATTCCAGAATAATAATATGGTTTTGGATAAACATCTTCCCCAGCTATGTATCTTTTTGCGTAATATATCTGGTGGTTGTCAAACTTTGTATTTTCATTATATGCTTGTAGCATCATTATTTTCCTATTACTATATTTAAACCAATCATTTGAATAAAAATAAAAAAGTGGATTGTTGTTTTCGTCTGGCTTTCCACATCTTACTTTACTAAAATCTAAATGAGTCATTTTTAATATACTTGTATGTATTGGATTCCACGTGACTTCTATTGCAAATCCACCGAAAAGTATATAATCTAAAACTAATTTTTTATAAAAATCGTCTTCTTGTTGGTCCTTTGTAATTTGTAATTCTAGATTATTTAATATCGCTGCATGAACGCTTGATTTATAATAAAGTTCTATAAGATTGAAAAACCATTTATTATCTTCTCCTACACTATAATAATTATATGTTGGATTCCATACTTCTTGAAATACTGGTATTTTCATTTCTGAGAGCTTTACGGCTGTATAACCACCTGATTTATTCTCCATATTGGTATATTTATTTTTATCTGCTTACTACTTATATATATTTTTTTTGTAAAATTCATTCTGCAAAAAAATACCCAGACACTCTATTTTACTAGAGTGCCTAGGTATTAGGAAATATGTAAGATAAAAAGGATTACTTACATTACACAATATAATCAGCTAAAACCGCAGCAGTACCAATTCCACCCGTAGAATCATCTAATAGATAGAAAGGTGTTGCTTCTGTTCCTTCCAATTCGAGTGATAGACCTTTGAAGCCATCAGCAGCAGCCTCACTTCCGAGTGTTGCTGTAACAGCGTCCAATCCATTACTGAAGCCAAGACCATAATATTTACCATCTATTGTCTTTACAATAGCAACAACGGTTGCTTGTAGTAATTCTTTATAAATAGTAATTTTCTCTTTCTCCAAGCCTTGGACTTTAATTGTAAGTTTTGGTTTACTGATTGCTGTTCCATTTTGGATATTAATTGTAGCTGTATCAATAAACGAAGCTACATTTTTATTCTGAGCGATTTCATAGAAACATTTGTTTCCAGTAGTTTCGCCCGAGACGGTTAAACCGCTTAAAACTACACCAGCAGCGTCAGTTGTAAAACTCAAAATGCTGTCATGATTAGCGATATAGACCGTTGATACACCAGGTGCAGAGTTTCTACAAGCCGATGCTACTTCTTGATTAAATCTTAAACATGCCATATCTTATTTTCTAATTATTTTTTGTTGCATTATTGAGCCAATACAATATATTCTCCAAAGTAATATGCAGCACCCAATTTTCCATCGGCTACGAATCTTACTTCTTGGTTATCCTGACTCCACCATAATTGAATCTTATCTTCTTCACTTACAAGGTCAGTAACCCAAAGTAAGGTGGAAGCTGGAGCGAGAATCATAACGCATTGATTATCCAACGCTTTAATTGGTTGAACGGTTACGTTAGTTCCAGGAAATCTGAAAGCCATTAAGTTTGGCCCAGTTTGGTCGATAGCATATATATTGGCTATAACCATCGCCTGTTGCATTAATGAGAATGTAGAATAACTTACGAAGAGTTTTAAATCATCAAAGTTCTTAGCCTCTGGACTAAGGTGATTATACATTCCATAAACAGCAGCTGCCCATGTTGAAAATGTTTGACCGGTTGTACAAGGATTAAATGAATAATCATGTACGTCAGCATCGGCGTTTAATTGATGGACTAAACCTTCGCATGCTACACTAGAAGCCGCGTCGTTTGACCAATACATAGTTTCAAGAACAGTTTGAATCTGTTTTGTTTTTAAATTGACATACGCTTGTTCAAAAGGTATGTTTTCATTTTTACCTGCTCTCATTGATAGTTGGAGAGCGGTAGTTTCTAGATCTGCTGGACAAAGTTTTTCTGTCCATTTTAAAGAAACAACAGCAACATCTTTATCTGTGAGCGTTGTGGTTCCACTTGCAGTCCATCCACATCCACCAGCTTGTGTCAAAGCATTGGTTTCAAGATATTTCAAATTCTCTTTATACTTAACACCAGGATATACCTGAATAAGTTGAGGAGTTTGAGCACCTATGATAGCTTCAGTTAAAAGATTTTGGTTGTTTTCATTGACCCATGTGTAATTAATTGCAGTAATATCAAATGCCATTTTCTTTTAATTATTTTTTGAGTTGTCTGATCCTATTGATCTTATCAACTAGTGGTGATGTTGTAACGCTCACATCAGGCGTTGAGGATTTTGGCAATTCGCTAACGAAGTTTGCCTTTTGTTTAATAACATCAAGGTCTGTATTAAACTTTTGATTCTCACTATTCAACTTTTCAGTTTCACTAGTAAGTTTTTCTGTTTCACTAGAAAGATTTGAAGTCTTAGCCTCTAATTCTTTAATCTTCGCTTCTAGTTCCGCAATTTTAGTAGCCAATGTTTTAAGATCTTCCGCTGGTGGAGCTTCCTCCGCTGGTGGTGTTTCTTCTTTTGGTTCTTCGGCTGGCGGCGTTTTTGCTTCTTCTTCTACAACAGGTGGTTCCTGATCGGGCTCTTCTGGTGTTTCGACTTGTTCTACTATGTCAGTAATTAAGCCTTTTTCTACCGTTATAATTTGGCCACTCTCAAGTTCATATGAACCATCAGGTAATTCCATTAAACCATCTGGTGATTGGACAGAAACTTTTGCCCCAACAGCTAAATCGCCATCAACAATGATCTGTGTTCCGTCTTTCAATGTAAGCTCACCTTGAAACTTAATTTTAAGTAATTTCAAAAGTTTTTCAATCATTTGTTTCTGCTTATTTTTTGAGACATCTCTTCTACTTATAGATATAAAAAATAAGATATTTAGCAAATGATAAAAGATATGGCTGAGATATTACCTAGATATAGGCATAATAAACCGCCGATGTTAAAGAATAAAACATCGGCGGGAAAAATGAAAAAAATGAACTAAATAATTGACTATTATTATAAGATGATTTGAATAAAAAGTTTAAATAAATAAGCCTTCCAAACTAAATCCAATAACTTTTTTTGCTTTTATATATTCTTTTAATTTTTCTGAAATACATTGATATTGCCCCATAAAAGTCGTTTTATTATTTTTATCATCTTCTAATAAATATGATTTGGTCATTATAAGTGTGCCTGTTATATCTTCTCTGTGCATAAGAGTAATTTTTCTATTAAGCCCATATTTTTTTTGAATCTTCCTAACCGTATCTCTTGAAAAATATCCAAATCCTGGATTGCCTTGTCCATCAACATCTTTACGATATATCAACTTTCCAGATACAAGTATTGGTCCTGAAAGAATGCCTTTTTCTTCGTTTTCTACTTTTAATTCTATGTAGTTTTCTTTTGCGAAGTTTTCTACCAATTCTAAATGACATCTACAACCATCTTCACAATAAGTATTATATGTTGGACCGCCTTCTGTTTTCCTAGTCCCTGTCCATCCTTGTTGTGTTTGTAAACCAAGTATAGTTTCACCAACAGGTATTCTTGGAAGCGCTGTTGAAATCCAATCTCTTAATGTTCTTGGATTTGATGCGGCCCACTCCGAGCACGACGGGCATATATCCATATCATCTGCTCCTAAAACCCATTTATATGTAGCATCCAAATCTGTTTCTTTTATATCTTCTGCTTTCCATATTTCTTTTCTATGATTATTAAAGTATTCCCATGGAAGTTCTATTGCTGGATCATCTACTAATGAAACTGCTGAAATACCTGTCATATCATCGTTTTCTAAAATCTTCCATTGTTTAATTTTGTAAATTGGTTTCATACTTTTTTATTATTTTTTACCAAACGGCTTTTGATTCTATTGATTTTACTTTCCTCTGTACTCCTGTATATTCAGTTTCAACATTTATAACTGGTATTGTGGATGCTCCAGCAACTACATCAGTAACAATTTTTCTTAATATATTTTCATTAAATGTTTCACTGGTTGAACCAGGTCCAATTTTTCCTTGATTCACACCATTTAAGAAATCACCCATACCAGGACGTTGTACCACAGATTTTTGAACTACGAACTCCTGATCTTCTAATTCAGCTAATGTTCCACCTTCCGCGTGACTTTTTCCTAAAACTAAACCACCAGTTCCAAATGTAGGCAATGGCTCTGATGCTATCGCCGCGATTTGAACTCCTGCTAAAACTGCCGCCAATGCTCCCATTATTATACCCAAAGGAAGAAATGGAACGGTTTGTAATCCATTAACTACTGCTCCTGCTCCACCTATTACAGCCTGCCACATCCTATATTCTTTTTCTTTCTTTGCCGCCTTTTCTTTTTCTGATTTAACTTTTGCGGCTGCTTCTTCGTCTATTCTTTCTTTTTCCCTCATATAATCACCATATGACATAGCACCTTTTTGATAAATCATATCAAGTGTTTCTATTGCTGCGCTTTGTTGATCTTCAATTATAGCAACATTTTCTTCAGTTTGCTGTTGGATTTTTTCCAATTGAGCACTCATAATAGTGTTCATAAAATCTGCTATAACCTGTACTCCCATTTGAACATAACCAAGTATTTTAGTTATGTTATTCTGAAACATAT